ACCGCCTCGTACTTGTCGGAGGTGATGAACGTCGTCTCGTCGAACGACCCCTTCTCACCGTCGCGGCGCGGCACGAAGTACACGTACGCCTGACGGTTGAGCAGCCACTCCTCGCTGATGGCCACCTGCGTGTCGAGTTGCCCGGCGTCGTAGCCGATGGACTGGAGGAGACCCTTCCACTTGGCGAGGAAGATCCGATCCTTCTTGGCGTCGGCGCCGTTGGGGAGCGGGAAGATGTCCGAGACCTCGAAGCCCGTCTCGTCGATCGCCGCGAACACCTTGATGTTCACGAGGCCCGGCTGGTTCTTGGAGTCCTTGGACTCGGTCTTGGTGATGGTGACGACGTACGCGCCCTCTTCAGGACGGACGGCGCCGCTGCCCATGGCGTGAATACCGGCGAAGTTGGTGTTGAAGGACCACATGGTGCTTGCTCTCTCACAGGTTGACCGGGCTGCTGGGATAGCCCCCGCCGACGCGCAGCCCTCGTAGGACGCCGGCAGGGCTTGAAAGGGATTGGCTCAGTCGTTGGTGATCATGGCGTTGTACGCCTTGCGCAGTTGGTGCCGATGCCGCCCGTCACGGCGCACCCAACGCAGGTGCAGCGGATCGGCCTCCGCGAACTGCGCGTTCAGTTCTTCCATGACCTTCTTCTCCGGCGTGCCGGACGCGAGGCTCGAAGCCACCCACTCCACCCACTGCTCCTGCCACTCCAGTTCGGGGCGGCGCCGGATGGTGTAGCCCGCCATGCGCAGGATCTCACCGAGGTTCTGCGGGCACGTCGGCGGGCAGCACCCGTGACGGTCCTTCATCACCCACTGGGGGTTCGCCGGCTCGCACTTGTACACGCCCTTCCACGCGCCCGGCGCCGTGGGGTCAGACGTGGCCCGGAGCACCGTGTCCGCGATGTGCGGGATGCGCTCCGTCAGCGTCTTGCTGGGCAGGCTCGGCCCGCCACGGAAGAACGTGCCGTCATGCGTCTCTGGCTGACGCTCGTGCGTGTTGAGGATGACGTGCAGACCACAGGCCCGCGCCGCCTCCCGGAAGCGGATCACCGTGTCGCGCAGTTCGTCCCACAGGGCGAACTTGTTGCGGCTGCCGGCGTGCTTGCTCTCCAGTTTCTGCATCGTGCGCTCGGCCAGCAGGGACAGGTCGTCAACGACCACGGCGTCCCACGCGCCCGGCTGCACGGACTTGAGCGCCTGCACGGCGGCATCGAGATCCGTCACCGGGACCACCTGACCCGCAGCGTGCGGATCCCATCCGACCACCCGCAGCGCGGGCTTCAGCGCACCCGGCAGGGCGAAGAACAGCCCCATCGGGAAGGAGAACAGTGTATCAGTCGTCTTGCCCATGCCGGAAGGACCGTAGACGGTCACAACCGCTGGCTCGTTGAACGCGGACATCGTCATCACCTCGCCCGACTATTCTAACACCGTGTGTTGCCGTGTCGAGCCAGCCGGTGAAGAAAAGTGCGGCGAGCAGGTTCGAGGCCCGTCGCTCCGTCACCCGTTGCCCCACGAGCACCAGTCGTACGCGTTGCACTTCCCGTAGCGCCCGACGCACGAGGTCTCGGTCAGCGACTTCGGCCACTCGGTGGGCTTGATCTCGCCCTGCATCGTCTCGACTTCGAGGCGACACATCGCGTTCCTCGCGCGCACGAGCGTGCGCGGGAAAGAGTTGTCGGCGTGCGGCGCCGCTTCGAGCGTCGGCCGCGCAAACTTCGGGGGCGGCGTCGTCTGGATGAAGTTGAGGATCACGCCGCCGAAGTCCGCGCCGAAGAACGCCCGACCGAGATGCTTCATCCCGATGAACTGCCCGTGCAGCGAGTACCCGGCCACCGAGTCACCCTTCATCATGCCCGTCGTCTTGTGGTCCCAGAACCACACCTTGCCCGACACGTCCCGCGTCACGAGATCCACGCGCGGGGAGTACAGGATCGGGGTGCCATGGAGCGGGTGGCCCGGCGCGTCGATGTCTCCGAGTTCCGCCTTCCACACTTCCTCGACGGCGACGACCGTGTGCTGCTCTTCGCCCCACCACGCACGGTAGTAGTCGTACGTCTTGGTGGCGAGAGCCACATGTTCCTCGCCGTACTCGCCCACCTTGACGCCTTCTTCGGCCGCCTCGTACGGAGTGAACCACTGATCGGGATCTTCCCCCATCTGCTCGGCCTGAAGGCGCCGGTAGTGGTGCGCCAGCACGAGATGCACCGCGCGCCCGCGCGCCTGCGCGTCAGATCCACCCCCCGGCACCCGCGTTTCCTGCGAATGACTCCCCTTCCGCATGTACTTGAAGGCGTACAGGGACGGGCAGTGCAGAAACGCGCTGTACGGCGACCAGCCGAACTCGCTCGGCCCGGCATTCAGAAGGATCTTACCGGGGGCGGGGCTAACTTCACTCACGATGACCTCTTAGTCCTCGCTGCCTATCACGATGTCAGACAGATCGAGGCCGTTCAGCACGGCAGCGACCTCATCGAGCAGCGCATCCTTGTTCTCGGTGCCAACAAGGCTCGTCCGGAGCGCCGCCACGTCGTTGTCGCCCGTCAACTGGGCCACGGAGGGCAGTTTCGTCAGCAGCATCTCGGCCACGCGCTCGTCGACCGTCTCTTCCGCGATGACGTACTGGATCAGGACAGGCCGGCTCTGTCCGAGACGGGCCACGCGGCCCTCGTACTGCATGATCTGACCCGGAGTCCACGGCAACATGGCCATGATCAGCAGATCCGCGTCCTGAAGGTTGAGGCTTTCCCCGATGGAGTCGCCCGTGGCGATCAAGATGGCCGGTCCGGCGGCCTTCAGCCACGCCTGACAGAAGGAGTCGCGGTCCTCCGGGCTGTCCTCGCCGTGCGTGGCCCAGATCTGGGTGGGCTCTGGCAGGGTTTTGCGCGCCTCGGCGCCCAGAACATCCACATCGTGGCGCCGGCCCGTCAGAACGACCACCTTCTGGCCGGACTGGGCGGCTTCGGACAGGGCATCCAGCATCCACTTGCGCTTCCGGGACGCCGCTTCGGCCAGTTTCACCTCCAGCGTGGCCTCCTTGCCCTCCTTCTGCGCCTTCTGGAGCGCCCGCGTCCAACTTCCGGCGGCCTTGTTCTGCTCCGCGACGGGTAGGAACACGCACTGACGCCGCTTCGGGGGCAGCATGGCGCTCACTTCCTCCGGTTGCACCCGATGCACCACGTACCGGAGGCGAAACTCCAGTTCTTCAAGGTTGCTGGTGCCCTTGTCGTCCATGCCGCCGAAGGTTCCGGGCCTCGCGGCGCAGTACCGAGTCGCCCAGTCCCAGTACTTGCCCCACGTTCCCGGCTCCACGAGGTCCAGTTGCGCCCACAGATCGCGCACCCGGTCCTTGATCGGGGTCGCCGTGAGCGCCAGCCGGAACAGGACGAGGCGCGAGAGGTCCGAAGCACTGGCCGCGATGTTCTCCAACTTCTGGAAGTCCAGCGTCCCGTCCTCGTTGGGCACCGCCTTCCACCGCTTGTGACTCTTCGAGCGGTGGATCTCGTCGTAGGCAACGGTGTGCGGCCGGAGGATCGAGAGTTCGGGCATCGCAGCGGGCAGGCTCTCCCACGACACGATGACGAACGGGCGGTCCACGCGCTTCTGGTACGCGTCCAGATCCTCGTGCTTCTTCTTCCGGAGGCTCGGCGGCAGCCAGACGTGCGGCTCGACCGTCGTCCGGGCGCGGACTTCACGGTACCATGTGAACAGCGCCGCGCTCCGGGTTACCACAACGTGCGGCCCGCTGTGGGAAAGAGACCATAGAACGCCGGCAATCGTCTTGCCCGATCCGCAAGGCCACCACATGTGCTGCCCCTGACGAGACACCGCACGGGTCAGCCCCTCCTTCTGATACTCCGTGAGCAGCGCGGGGATGTCGGACTTGACCACGCCCTGTTCAACCAGCCGGTTGAGGCGTTCCGGAAACGACATGACGGGCCGGGACGGCGGCGCCTTCTGCCACTCGAACCGGATCCCCGCCTCCGTCAGCCGGTCCTGAAGCGTGTGCACGCCGTGGTCCGGCACGGAGATCTCCACCCGTCCGCCCCTGTCAAGAACCCGCGCACCGGGTACGAGGACTTTCGCCGCCTTGATGAACTCGTTGTCCGCCGCCTTGGGCCAGACGCTCGCCGTGTACTGCATCGTCGCTCCTGCGAAGAAGTCTTACACGCTGGGTTGCCGTTTGCAAGACGGCGAGGATAGTCCACGAAGGCGGGGCGCCCTGACCTCTTCTCCCCCGCTGGAGCACACACGCATGGAAACCGTGACCGAAGCCGAGATCGCTGAACTCGTTGACGCGCTGCCCGACGAGAGTTGGCTGAAGCAGTACCTCTACTACGCCGTCCGTCAGTCGGACGCGTCCCTCGCCTACCACGTCGGTGTCGGCCTCGGCGTCCTCGCCGCCGTCTCGCCGGCAACGCTCAGCATCGACACGCTGCCCGGCGGTCGCGTCAGCGCGAACCTCTGGGTGCTGATCGTCGGCCGCCCCGCTGTCGACCACAAGTCGACCGCGATCCGCGTCGGGCGCGAACTGCTGTCGTGGGCCAACCCGCTGTGCATCGGTGAGGATCCCGCCTCGTACGAAGGACTGCTGGAGTCGCTGGGCCAGCAGCCCAGCCAACTCCTCGTCATGGGCGAGTTCGGTGACTTCCTCTCCAAGACGGAGGGCGGCTCGAACAACTACATGTCGAAGATCAAGGCGGGCCTGACCCGCATCTTCGACGGTGACCCCATCGAACGCCGTCTCGCCAAGCGCACGGTCCGCATCCCGCAGCCCCGGCTCAGCATCCTTGCTGCCGTCAACCCGTCGTTCCTTGAGACGCACGCCGAGATGCAGGACTGGGAAGGCGGCTTCATGTCGCGCTGGATGCTGGTCCACGCGCACCGCGAGCGCGAACTGTTCGCCGCGTCCCCCGACGACGCACGCCGCGACTGGCTCGTCCAGTGGCTGGTGAACGCCGGCAACGCACAGACCGGCCGCTGCATGGGCCTCGACGCGGGCGCCGCGCAACTCTGGTACGACTGGAGCAAGGATCTGGCCGCCCGGCTGGAGAAGGATCAGTCGCTGGCCCGTGTTGCTGCCCATGGCCGCACCGCCACGCACGCCGCCAAGGTCGCCCTGCTCGCCTCGTTCGACTACGGGGCCGCCCGGTCCGCCGGCCAGTGGGTCATCACGGAGGACGCCCTGCGCTTCGCCATCGGGCTGGCGGAACTGCACTACCGCTCGGCCATGGGCCTTGCGGAACTGGCGTGCGCCGGCCGCGACATGCGTGAACGCCGCAACGTGCTGAAGGTCATCGGCACCGACTGGACCTCCTACGGTCAGGTGCTGCGCGGCGCCGAACTGCTGCGCTCCCGCTGCGACCGCATCATCGAGACGCTGGTGGAGGAGGGCATCATCGAGTCCCACCTGATCGGGTCGAAGATGCACTTCCGCCGTCGTCAGGACGACACGGTGGATGAACCGGAGTGGGCATCGAACGTGTCGGACCTTCTGCGCGTTGCACGCGGCCTGACCACGGACGCCGACGACCTGAACTGAAACAGAACGGGCCGGGGTTTCCCCCGGCCCGCCTTGCCTTGCGCCTTTGAAACAAGGCCCGGCGGTTCTACCACCGGGCCTTTTCTATGTCAACCGCTTGAGGGTGACGACGAGATCCGGCGGCAGGTTGTAGTCGAACCACTCCACCGCCTCTTCGTACGTCACGCCGTCCCGGTCGACCATGATCTGCACCAGCAGATCCCAGTCGTACACAGCCTTCGGCGCTTCGAGATCCATCGCCACGCCGATGATCGCAGCGTCGTACTGCTCCTTCGGTTCGAGACGGTAGACCGCCACGTCGTTCTCCACGCAGAAGTCATCCAGTGTCATGCCTGCCTCCGGGCGATCTCGCGCTGGAGATACCAGATGGCCTTGCTGAGATCTTGGACGGGGTTGCCCTTGTGGTCGGCACGGCTGATGTACTTGACGGCGTTGCCCAGATTGAAGTTGAGCGACCAGTCCTCGATGACGGTGATCGCCTCGATGGTGCCGTGGTTGTAGTGCTTCGGGTGCTCGACCGTGGCGGTTGGCGGCGTCGGGTCCATGTTGAAGTGCTCGCAGCAACGGGCCTCCGGGTGCACC